CATCTGTTTTACGATCTGGCGGTGGGGGAGCGGGTTCTTACGGGACAGGCAACGAAACTGTCGGAGGTCTTGGAGGCGGAGGTAAGGGCGGCTTTGGGTTAAACAATGACGATGGAACCGCTGGAACTGCCAACACTGGCGGAGGAGGAGGCGGGTCAGGCGGAAATAATTCAAACGGCGACGGCGGCGCTGGTGGATCAGGTGTTGTCATAATTCGATACAAGTACAAGTAAGTAGGGGCTAAGTAACATGGAACCAATCAGCACCACACTTGCTGCTGTAGCTTTAGTTAAAGCGGGATTGGAACATGCCAGCGACTTAAAAGATATTGCTGGGAGCTTAGATAATTTATTTAGTGCTACTGAGGACAAACCAAAGAAACCTAAAAAGAAGTTACCTAAGACACGTATGCAGCAGCTACTACGCATAAAAGCTGGAGATTCTGACTACGATGATGAAACAAGTATAAGCTCAGTAGCCAGCGATATACTTGAACAAAAACAAAACGAAAGAGCATTGCACAATCTCGGTGTTGAGATTGACAATAAGTGGGGCCGTGGCACGTTTGATTTAATTAAAGAAGAGAGAGCTAAACGATTAGCAATTAAAGACAAGGCTACAGAAAAAGCTAAAGCTGCCGCTAAAGAACGTAAAGAAGCAGACGCTGCAATGTGGAATACAATCTATTCTTATGTTGTCGGGTTCCTACAAGTCTGTGGAATTATAATAGTAACTTGTGTAGTTGGCTACTTGATTTGGATAAATCGTTGCGTAGATGAGACGTGTTAAATGGATGGTTCGATAGATATAAAATTGCTGCTGTCGCTAGGTGCGATGCTAGTTTCAGTAGTCTCCGCAAGCGTGATTGTTAAGCAGAAACTAGCGGCAGTTATAGAGCGTTTAAACGCTTTGCAAAAAGATTACGAAAGCCGTTTAAGATTATTAGATCAACGTACAGATAAGCAAGAGAACATGATTGATTTGAATGCACAGAAAACTCAGGTATTATCAGGCATACTATCGCCATCTTCTTTAGAGAAGAGGCACAGAGAGATGGAACGGATATTAGTTATGTCGAGCAGCAATGAAGAGCGCATAAAGAAACTAGAGGGGCTACATAATGGCAAGCATCCAAGTGTTTAAAGTATTAGTATTAGTATCATTAATTAGTGTGGCGGGTTGCGTGAAGCTGCCTAACTTCCCTACGTTTTTTAGTCATCAAGACTTATTAGACCAAGAACGTGAGATAGAAAACAGCTTTAGAAAGGAAATTAATTAATGGCAAAAAAACAACCCCATTTTTTACCTAGTGGAAAAGTTTATACTGGCCCTACCCACAAAACAAATGGAAAATTAATGTCAGGCGCAAAACATACTAAAACTAGCAAAAATTTGTCTCACTCTAAAAAAGGAACAAAATAATGAAAACCAAGCCTAAACCAAAGCCAAGACCACGGCCCAAACCGTCTTACTAAAGTTAGATTGGAAATAATATGCTAAGTTTACTGGGATCAGTATTAGGATTCGGCACTAGCTTCTTACCTAAAGTTATGGACTACTTTCAGGATCGTCAGGATAAGGCCCACGAATTATCGCTTGCAGACAAACAGCTAGAACAGCAAATTCAAATCGGCAAACAAAAGATGCAGATGATGGATATAACTGCTGATATTGCAGAAACTGACACGCTACACAAAGAACACTCTAGCATCACTCAGAAGTCTAGTCAGTGGTGTATAAATTTGAGTTCAAGCGTTCGCCCGATAATTACGTACTGCCTTTTTATTGAATTTGCGGCACTTACTTTATCTGTAAATATGGGCTGGATGGATTTGATACAATACGCAACTATATGGAACTCAGAGTTTCAGGCTATCTGGGCCGCAGTCGTAAGTTTCTGGTTTGGTAGCCGTAGCTTTAATCGGAAATAGATTGGAGTAGCTACGATGGTATTGCACATCAATGCGTCCGGTTTGGAGCTTATTAAGCACTACGAGGGATGGAGAGAATCCGTTTACCTGTGCAGTGCCGCCAGAGCCACAATCGGTTGGGGAAGCACATGGGATCGCAATGGCAATGCTGTTACCCTTGAGCATTCTGATATTACGCCGGAGCAAGGCGAGTATTTGCTTCTCCGAGAAGTGCGCCATTCTGAGAAAGCAATTAGAAGACTTATCAAAGCGGAGCTAACGGAAAATATGTTCTCAAGTTTGTGTTCGTTTATATATAATGTTGGGTCTGGAAACTTTCAGAAATCTACATTACGAATGAAATTAAACCGTGGGCAGTACGAAGGTGCTGCTGACGAATTTCCTAAATGGCGCAAGGCTGGCGGTAGGACTGTTAAAGGTTTAGTGCGTAGGCGCAAACAAGAACGTGAGTTATTTTTATTATAGGAGATTAAGTTGTGGTTAAAGATGCAAAATTAACAAGAGCAGGAGTTACAAAGTTTAATAAGCCCAAACGAACCCCCGGTCATAAAACCAAAAGTCACGTTGTTGTAGCTAAATCTGGGGATCAAACAAAGACTATCCGCTTTGGGCAACAAGGTGTTAGCGGTGCAGGATCAAGCCCAAAGACTGCGGCTGGTAAAGCTAGACAGAAATCTTTTAAAGCTAGGCATGGGGCTAACATAGCAAAAGGTAAAATGTCCGCAGCTTATTGGTCTGATAAAGTGAAATGGTAAATAAAATTAAATAAATAGGTAAGATTTTTTGTTTTGTCGCGTCTTACTAAGTATGAACAATAAAACAACAACTAACACAGCGGATATGGCGATTGCGTATCTTAGTGACGAAGCAAAAAACACTGTAGCAAAATTAATGGCATCTGGCGATAAAGAGTTGCAGATTATTGCGCGGTTAATTCTTACCGAAAAAGATTACCAAACATTAAAATCCTTAGTATAAATGCAAAAACCCCCTGTCGAACACACGGCAGGGGGGGCTTGTAAGTATTAGAACAAGTTGCAACAAGGCGAACACCCACAGCATTATATTTATTAACATTTTTACCAGTCGTGACCTTTCAAATATGTTTTAAGTTTAGTTAATGCCGTGTCAAACCAGCGCAAACTTAGAACACTGGTGGCTGAAATCTCAGATACACTATCAACGTACTCAACAGAGCCGTCGCTGTATCTGTAAATAATAGACGTTAATTTTTTAGTCATCTGGCTTATCCATTAGCGAACCGTCCACAATGTGTCGCGCTGCCGCAACCCGACGATCTAGCGTCTTGAGCCGTGGAAATTTCTGATCTATTACAGGTGTACGACTTTTGAATGATACGCGAAATCCGAATAAGCGTTTGATCCAATTTAACATCATTCATCCTTCATTTTCATTGAAGTAAATTTCTTTCCTTTTAATATTTTCTCCCATAAAAAATCGGGAGTCAATTTATATTCACTAGCCGCTTTCTGTAACGTCCTGTATTCAAGCCCCGTGTCCGTAAGATCGCGTAATATGCGCCGTTTTTCTGAACTAATGTACCGCTTATATTCTGCATACGCTTCACGATTTGCGTGCTTGCGTCTTTTGTTTTTAAAAACTGTTGTCATCTTAAACCCTCCCAATTATCCCAAGATTGGACTGCTATTACAGCCCCTAAGATGGCCGCTGAGAGCAAAAGAGCTTTAAGCGCCCCCATTGTAAGCCCTCCCGTGAAAAGCCACCACACGGGCCGCTAGAGCGCAAAGAGATGATGAAAATTCTTGGTGGTTTGATAATACCAAACGAGCTGAATGAAGCTCTCGTTTAATCATCTTGTGCTTTTCGTATTGACTTGATGAAACAATCACTTCTTTGCGCTTTTTCATTTAAATCTCCAAACACGCCTACTACCGCAATCCATTGTCCTGCTTACAAAGTGTAGATCGTGTCTAAGTTTTAACTTTGACATACACCCGCCAACTGATTTGGCGTAAGGGTCGTCAACAGGGATTAAGAAACTATCCCCAACCTCAAGCTTTCTTAGCATATTTTCATGTTTCGTTGTTCGTTTCATTGGAACAGGAACGTCTTTATCTATTGTATAATTATGATGATGTATTTTCATGCGGAAACCCCCTGTTTGTACTCAGCCTCAAAACGCCGATCATTAAATTCCTCGTCTTCTTCGACAAGTTCTCGTTGCATTTGTATATTAATTAGTCTTTTGCGAGCTTTCTTCAATAACTCAATAGCGTTTGAGTATGGCATATCAGCTAAGTTTTGCAGTTCAATTCCCGCGCTCATTTCTGTGCGCTCTTCATTGATCCATTGCTTAGCTAAGCTGGTAATAACTGTTTCTGTGTTTCTCATTTTGATTGCTCCCGCTTTTCAATAATTTTTAGTGCCATTTCTTTGGTTGGCATCATGTGAATCTCACGGCCTTTTTCAACCGTTGTGTCTAAATGGCTGAACTTCCATCCTAATGTTTCTGCTTCGTTTTTAGTCATTTTTACTCTCCCGGTGATGGGGCCGCAGCCCCGTTGTTTGTTAGTAAGCGTTTAGTAGCCAAGCTATTTTTATAACAGATGCGTTTTGTCCGTAGCCTTGCGCCACAATCCGACCATCGTTGTAGATTGTGTATTCGCCAGTGCTATCTTTGTCTGATGTTAAGCGCCCAACATATACACCGTTTTCGGTAGCTATTTTTTTGGCTTCTGAAAGTGTCATTTTATCTCTCCCGGTAATGGGGCCGCAGCCCCGTTGTTTGTTCATCCAAAGATTATGCCTAATTCATGCACATATACCGGGCCATCTGTTTCGTAAGATTGCAATCTTTTCCACAAATCAATTTCTTTTGGTGTTGCATCAATAAAAAATGTTTCACCATCTGCTTCAAAAATCTTTTCAAAGTGACCATCTTTAAATTCAATCAATTCTAACATTTTATTTCCTTTCTAAATGGTGGGGAGCCGAAGCCCCCCTGTTTTATTTCGGCAACGCTAAATAATTAACGTTCAACCATGTTCCCGGCATCTTCATATCAGTAGTCTTAAATCCCCAGCTATCGCCCACAGCCCAGCACGCTTGGTTCTTGTGGGTGTACCACCAAACTTTGTAGCCACTACCCAAGCCTAGACGTTGAAAAAAAGCGGTATACTCCTGCGCGAGGCGCTTGGTTACATCTTCAAATTTTTCATCTTTGAAGTGGTCGTCTTTTGGGTTTTCAAATTCAATCCACACTCTTGTTTCTTCTGCTTCGTTTTTAGTCATTTTTACTCTCCCGGTGATGGGGCCGCAGCCCCGTTGATTGCCTAAAAGTTGTAGTCGTAAAATTTGTAAGGAGCTTCAGCGATATTGAAGCGTTGGTCGTCTTTATTCATCCACCCACCGTTTTTGCGAAGGCGAATTTTTTGAACGCTGTTTTCGGAATTAGAAGTGTAATCATATTTTTGATCGTGCTGATTAGAGCAGTGAGCGGAGAAACCACCGACATGGAAATCTAATTTTGTTTTCTGTTTGCTAGTGTCCATTGCGCGGACTTCGATGCACTTGTCAGACACAATCCGAACAATCTCATATGGCTCTACATCAGAATAACCACAATAGTTGGCGAAAAGGTCAGTTGTTGGAATTAATTTGGTCATTTTATCTCTCCCGGTAATGGGGCCGCAGCCCCGTTTAAATTATTAAGTTTTTGATTTCATTTCGTCAAAGAAACTTTCAACATGCTTTCTCCAGACAATAAACTGTCTAAGCCCAGATGATGTACATTTTGCTCCTGATTCAACGCAGCTTTCAATATACATTTGCTTATATTCTTGATTTGTCATGTTGCTAATCCTTTGTTGTGTTGTTGTTTTCTAATTATAAATATAGAGACCCACATCATCATTGTCAACAACTTGTTGTAATAATAATTAAATAACATTCTGTTTACATTTGTTACGCAGTATGCAACAAACTGTTTCATGGAATTAAACACATACATTAAAAGCAAGGGGCTGGCACTGGCGATCGCGGCGACAGCACTTGGGGTAACTCGACAGGCGATTGACCTGTGGATTAAAGGCAAGCGGATTCCCCGCCCGGAGCAAATGGCAAGGATTCAAATGTGGACAGGCGGCGAAGTGAAACCGCAAGACTTCTATAAGGACAGCCCCGAATGATTTGCGGAATTGACCCCGGAGCAAAGGGCGCTATTGCTTTGCTAGATGGAGCTTTTGCAGAAATTCACGATATGCCGATGCTGGGAAAAGAAGTAAACGGCACAGAAGTGGCAAACATTTTTGTGGAGTTTAAGCCAGATCACATATTTTTAGAGCAAGTAAATAGCTTTGGCATGGGCCGCACAAGTGCCTACAATTTTGGTCAGGGTGTTGGAGTTTTAAAAGGCGTTTTTCAGTCTTTGCTAATTCCATACACTTTGGTTACTCCTCAAAAATGGAAAAAATCTTACGGTTTATCTAAAGAGAAAGACCACAGCCGCCTGTTGGCAACGCGCCTGTACCCAGACTTAGCAAGCCAATTTGTGCGGGTAAAAGATGACGGCAGGGCTGAAGCATTACTAATTGCAAAATATGGAAGTGAGCAGAAATGACAGATACTTTTAAAAAATCAGACGTTGGCAAACGACGGAGAAGTCTTTTGGTTCAAGATTTTATTAATG